GACGTAACGCCTGACAAGGCTGGTGCTGTTGGTGCAGACCGAATCCCGCCAATGGTCGAGCGTTACTTAACAGGGCTTAGAATTAGTGGACCAGGCAACATCGCAATCAAACGGAGCTGATCATGGGCATGGGTTATTCGCCATCCAAGGCAATTATCATTACGAACAACAGTGCGCACACTGGCAGGTTTTACAAGGTTGAAGCCTTGAAAGACTCAGTCATTGCTGCGATGACTTCTGAAGGTATCACTGAGAACGGATCAGGCGCCCCGTCTGCGATCAACATCAACACCGGAGCTTGTATTGAAGGCGTAATTTTTACTTCGATCACTTTGACCTCTGGTCATGTCGTTGTTTATAGCGTCTGATGGGACTTGCTCAATCCCTTGAAAAAGTGGCCGGTACGGTCATCGCAACGTTCGGTGGTGATGTGACAGTTCGTTACGTTTCTGCTGGCGGTTACAACGCCACAACGGGCGCAATTGCTGAGACAACCAGCGACACCGATGTTAAAGGTGTGCTGGAAGGCGTAAGCGTTCGCGAGGTAAATGAGCTTGTTCAACAAGGTGACAAGCGTTTGACGGTTGCCGCTACTGATTTGCCATCAGCCCCGGAAACCAAAGATCGCGTTGTAATTAGCACAATTGTGCATCAAATTATTCGTGTTGAAACTACGGAGCAAGACAACACGGCGATCACTCACGAACTAATCCTGAGGGCATAACGATGGCACGTCAGATCAAGCTGAACCAGATCGGAAATTACATGCAAGATCAAGTCTTGCAACTTGTTCGCGCTACCACGTTGGAATGGGAAGCACGCGTAAAAGTTCAAACCCCGGTTGATACAAGCAGGCTTAGGGACGGATGGGAAAGTCAAGTGCAAGGCTTTACAGGCGAAGTTACAAATATCGTGGAATATGCTGAACCGGTTTGTTATGGCACCAACTTGCCGTCTTCGTGGAAAGGCGAATATCGAACACGTCAAAACACTGTCCCTGGATTTCCTGATTTAATTGGCAAAGAACTTGAGTCATGGGCACAACAGCAGTATCGAAAAATTCTTAAGAACACCTGATGGCTGCTGCTGATCTCAACGTTATTCGAGCCACCATTGAAGGCAGGCTTGCAACAGAGCTAGCTGGCGATCCTGCCATCCCAGTTGTGTTTCACAACATGGCGTATGAGCCAACGCCTAATTCGTCATGGGTGCAATGCCTTGTCAGCTTTGGTGCAAGCGAGTATTTAGGGCAAGGGCTTACAACTAATTCTCAAAATCGAATTGTCGGTCTTGTTGTGATTAGCATTTTTTCAGCCAAAGGTGTTGGCCCCGGAGCTAATTTTACTATCGGCAAAAGGATTCGAGACCTTTACAATAGGGTCATCGTGTCGGGGGTTTTCTTCGACGCTGCAACAGGTCCAGAGGCACTGCTTTCAGCAGCACCCGAGGGCTACTTCCAAACCCAGGTCCGTGTGACCTTTGAAACCATCGAGGAACTCTGACCATGGCCACAATCCGAGGCGAACAAGGAGCAGTTCAGTTTTCAGCTTCTGGCGGCAGCAATGCAACAGTCGTTGGTACTCGTAGTTGGAGCTTATCCACTACGAAAGAAACGCTTGACACTACAAAGCAGGGCGACACCTTTCGCAGCTTTATTGGCAGCATGGTTTCAGGGTCTGGCACTGTTGAACTGGTTTATGACCCAGACGCAACAGGTCAAGCGGCGTTTCTTGAGGATGTAATTACGGCAGCAGATCCTGCAGACGCATCGTTCGAGTTGTTTACAACCGGAACTAGTTCAGGCACTGATTCTGCTGTCTTTACAGGCATCATCACCGACATGGAGATTACTTCAACTGTTGGCGAGCTGGTCGTTGTGTCTTGCAGCTTCATCACTAGCGGCACAATCGCTTTAAACCTGGAATGATTTAGGTCTATAATTTAAGCGAAAGCTTTTATTTAATGGCTCAAAATCGCACCGTCGATCTGCTGGTTGGGGCGTTTGATCTCAACCAGCGTCGCAAGTTTGAACTAAAAAACGCTGAAGGTAAAAAGGTTGTTGATCTGTTTTTTAAACCGATCACACGCGCTGACCGCAAAAAAGCACAAAGCCTTTCCGGTACTGAAGAAGCATTAGACATCAGCACGCAGATGCTGTGCCAGATGGCAGAGCTTGAAGACGGGACCAAAGCGTTTGCGGCTGCTGATGCCCCCAAGCTGCAGCGGCAACTGCCTGAGTCTGTCTTAAACGAGCTTGAGCTGTTCTTATTTGGCCTTGGTGAAGAGGCTAGCCTTGAAGAAGCAAAAAACGACTGAAGCAGGACAGTTGGCTCAATTTTGAGTTTTTCTTGTGCTGCGAATTGGGAATGACGCTTAGCAGGCTTCGCACGGAACTAACCGATGCGGAGCTTGTGCATTTTGCTGCGTACTACGAATTAAAAAACGAACGAGAGAAGGAAGCTGCAGATCGCGCAAAAACCAATCGGAGGTAGCATGTTAATACTGCTGAGCGGCTATGGCTGAGTCGAATATCAAGCTAAGAGTTGATGCCAGACAGGCTGAGGCTTCACTTAGAAAAGTCAACGGCCTCGTCGGTCAACTTGGATTGGCGCTTGGTGCGGTTGGTGTCGCTCGCAATTTTTTCAAAGGTTTTCAAGAGGCAGACAAAGCAGCGGCGGCAGTTAGCACACTGGGTGTAAATGCTGAGAAGTTAAAAAAAGGACTTTTAACTCTGTCTACGGAGCAAGGTGGTCTTACGAGTCAAACAGAGTTGCTTGCAGCCTCTTATGACGTAGCTTCAGCAGGCTTTAACTCTGCAGCTCAAGCAACAGATGTTTTGCGGGCATCTTCTTTGGGAGCTGTTGGGGGGCTGTCTGATCTAAACACAGTTGCTAATGCAACAACATCTGTTTTAAACGCTTATGGGCTGGAATCAAGCAAAGCGCAAAAAATTGTAGATGGTTTTATACAGACTCAAAATGACGGCAAAATTATTGTCGCCCAATATGCAAATCAGATTGGTCGTGTTGCGCCAATATCAGCGGCGGCAGGCGTTGGAATTGATGAATTAAATGCTGCAATTTCAGCCGTAACAGCGACGGGTGTTCCGGTTGAATCTACGTTTGCAGGATTGCGCCAAGTTATAGCAGCAGTAATTAAGCCAACTTCTGAAGCCTCAACAAGAGCCAAAGAACTTGGCCTGCAATTTAATACAACAGCAATCAAGACAAAAGGTTTTGGTGGTTTTCTTGAGGATATTATTGATAAGACGGGAGGCAGTGAAGCTGAACTGTCTAAATTATTTGGAAGTGTTGAAGCCTTAGCGGCAATCATGCCGCTTGCAAATGACAAGCTAAAAAAATTCAACGACAGTCTTGAGAATCAAAAAAATTCATTTGGTGTTGCCAAAGATGCGTCTGAAGAAATGGGTGGAACGGTATCGGCTCAGATAACTAAAATTGTAAATAATGTAGGCAACCTTGCTCGAACATTTGATGAGGGTCTAGGCCCTGCAATCAAAGATGGGCTAGCGCCTATAAACGATGTCTTACAAGCTGCTGTGGCGTTGTTTACAGCATTGCCGCCGCAAGTTGTAACATTTAGCGCAAAAATTATAGCCCTGACGGCGGTTGCAATAACTTTAAGGAAAGTAATGCTCTTAACGTTTTTAGCAAAACTTCCTCGACTGTTAGCGGTGGTTAACGGCAAAATGGTTTTGCTGCGCTTAGCGACGATAAAATTAAAGGTTGCAATGATGGGATTGAAAGCAGCCCTGCCTTTTGGTTTTGCGTTAATTGCTATCGACCTTGTAATTGGTAAACTTATTGACGCTCAACAAGCTCAAAAAGATTTTAATAATTTAGTACGAGAAGGTGGAAGAGCCCAGGTTGAGGCAGCAAAGAAAGCAGAGGAAGCAAATTTAATTACGCTCCAAGGCAAAGCAGACGCTTTAAACCCGCAGCAACTTAGAAGAACCGGTTTGCCAGGAAAAATTGAAAGGTCACGAGAAAGAATTGGCTTGCTTGATGCTCGCCTGTCAGAGCTGCCGATGGATAGAACAGTTAGCAATTTATCAAACCAAAACATAACCATTCCAACAGTTTCACTGCCAGGGGGGGAAACAGAAGAAGAAAAAAAGAAAAAAACCATGGAAGAAATTACTCGGCTAACAAACGCACAATCGTTAGCGCAAGTTAGTTTAGTTGACAAACGTCGCGAAGAAAACCAGCATTTAGCTTTAACGCTAAGTCATGGCGAAGAGTTTGCAAATGTTACGCGAGAGGTAACAGAGTTAGTCCAAAGAGGTGGCTTGTCATTTAACGATGCTTTTGATCTTGTAATGGCAAACCAAGAATTAAATAATGGAGTCGATGCAATAAAAAGGCAAGCAGAAGCGGCTGAAGTCTTAAAAGAAAAGTACAAGGAAGTTGGAGATGCAATAAAAAGTCAAGTTACTGATTCAATTATTTCTGCAATTGATGGGACAAAGTCTCTTGGCGAATCTGCTATGGACATCTTAAAAGATCTTGCTAATCAGTTTTTGCGTTCTGGGATAAACCAACTGTTTGGTGCAGTTGGCGGCATGGGACCAAGTGGTGGGCTTCTTTCAATGTTGTTTGGCGGTGGCAGGGCCTCTGGTGGCACCGTTAAAGGCGGCACGTCTTACATGGTTGGCGAGCGTGGCCCTGAGTTATTTACCCCTGGCCGTTCTGGCAGTATTGCGCCAAACAGTGCAATGGCTGGCGCTAACGTGACTGTGAACGTTGACGCGACTGGCAGTAACGTGCAGGGTAATCAGCCCAATGCCGCTCAACTAGGCAAAGTAATTGGCCAAGCTGTGCAAGCTGAACTGATCAAACAAAAACGACCTGGAGGATTGCTGACACGCTGATGGCTACTTTCCCAAGCATTGCCCCTAGTTATGGAGCGTCAAAAGCAAGCAGGCCAAACGTAAGAAACGTGCAGTTTGGCGACGGTTACAGCCAACGTTTGCGCTATGGACTAAACACAGACCTTAAGTCTTGGACGCTGACGTGGCAGAACATTAGCGAAACAGACTCAGACACGATCGAAACGTTTCTTGAAGCACGCGGTGGGGCGGAACATTTTGATTGGTCACCTATTGATGAAACCGAAACGTATAAATGGATCTGTCAGGAATGGAGTAAAACTGTCCCTTACTTGAACAAGGCGACAATTACGGCCACGTTTCAGCAAGTCATTGAGCCATGAGCAACAGAGCGTTTGAAGAGCTGCTTAGCTCCAGCCCTTTCGCCATTATCGAGTTGTTTGAGCTGCAGCTTTTTCAAGAGCTGCATAACGATGATCACCGGTACTACTTTCATGCAGGCAGAAATCTCAAGACAGATGTACCAAGCACCAATGATGATCTTGTAAACGCCTATTCAATTAAATACGGCAGCATTGATTATCAGCCGTTACCCATCGAGGCGTCGGGTTTTGAGTACAAGGGCGATGGCGCGTTGCCTCGTCCATCAATCAGAATTGCAAACCTGCAAAGCCAAGTTACAGGCTTGTTGCTTGGCATCAATCAAATTACGCCAGGCAATGATTTAAACGGAGCACAGGTTACGCGGATTCGTACCCTGAGCAAATTTCTTGATGGTGAAAACTGGCAAGATGGTCAAAATCCTTATGGCAACCCAGACTCGTCAGCAAGTGCTCAACTGCCAAAAGAGGTTTACTACATCGATCGCAAGGTAGCGGAAAACCGTGACTTTGTTGAGTTTGAGCTGGTGTCTTCTCTTGACTTGGGCGGAGTAAAGGTACCGCGTCGTCTTGCGATGCAAAACCTATGTCAGTGGGAATACAAAGGCAAAGAGTGTGGGTATAGCGGAGCAGATGAATTTACGGTTGAGGGGGTTTCAATCAGCGCAGTTGCTGCCCCTAACTTTAGTTACAGCTCAAACGCACATCTTCTTACTACAAGCGGCAGCTTAAGGTCAGACCAGGGTGATGAACTTGTTTCAACAAATGGCTGGTACAAGCTAACAGTAAATAACGTTGGGAATTTAGTGTTAAAAAGCAAGTCAGATGAAATCCTTTGGCAAACAACCAGAGGTCCTGGCCTCAATGCAAATGGTTATGAATTAGTTGTATCTAACGGCAAT